ACATTTGCTTCTTCGTCCTCAAATCCCTTCGCCTTTAGATATGGATGCCGCAACGATTCGCATTGGTTGAGAATCCAAGCCGCCTTTTGTGCCGACTGTTTCTGCTGGTGTAGTGACTTTTCTCTAGCGTCCCTTGCTTCCTTAGCGAGTTGTGTCAAATTGATTCCGACTGTTGATTCTGGCTTCCAAAGTGACACATCAGTTTGAGTTGCATGGTTTTGAACCAGACCATAGTTGCCCATGAACTTAACTGCTCCATTCTTTTTCTTTGGGTGATCTTCAGTAGGATACCTAGTCCATACCCCTATTGGCGGAGTAGTGTCGATTAGTATGCCGTGCGCTCTTGCAAAATTAACAAAGTCCATTGATTCTTTCTCCTATCCATTTCATTACTGGTACTGCCATACTATTGCCGAGTGCCTTGTACCTTGGCGCATCAGCCGTCTTCTCTTTAATATTTGTGTAGCCATCAGGGAAACCCTGCAATCGTTCACATTCCAAAGGCGATAATCTACGAACCGCCAAGGATTGTGCGATGAAAGTCTGTGCATGATGTGACTGAACCGATGGTCTGAGAGCTTGTAAAGCAGGAGTGACTTCGAGTGGCGTGGCACTAAATGTATTGGCTTTAGCATCCTCTCTGATTGAATACGCTTCAACAGATTGAACAAGTGGCACATTGTTACCGCCTGTTCCCCATCTGCTCGTTACAGTTGGACTGATGCCGACCTCTTTGATACGGCTATCCGTTGGATGATTCTCATAGACTTTGCTTACTGGGACGAACCATTCGTCTTCGCAATTGAATCCGACACGACTGACTCCAGTGCCTGAAGCAGAAAGCGTGGGAGTGACTTTCCTCGCTTCTCTGCTCGGCGGAGGATTCCTTGACAAGCTTTCGGACTCAAAAAGAACCTTGGATGCACTGACCCAATCTCCAAAACATCCGACAACGAAGACACGCTTACGTCTTTGGGGAACTCCGAAGTATTGAGCGTCAAGCACTCTATATGCGAACCCATACCCGAGTTGCGCCACCGCCCCGAGGAAGGAACCAAAGTCCCGTCCACCGCTTGAACTGAGGACACCTGGCACGTTTTCCCATACGAACCACTTGGGTCTAAACTTGTCAAGAATTCCGCAATAGACAAGTGCGAGGTTGCCTCGTGGGTCTTCCAATCCTCTTCTGAGACCAGCAACGGAAAAAGATTGGCAAGGTGTTCCACCGACCAAAAGGTTAATTGTTCCAAGATTCCACTCCTTATAGTTTGTCATGTCACCCATGTTGGGTGTGTTTGGATAATGATGTGAGAGCACCTGACTTGGGAACTTCTCGATCTCGCTATACGCTACTGGTTGCCATCCCAATCCGTGCCATGCGACTGTGGCTGCCTCAATGCCTGAACATACTGATAAATATCTCATCGTGCGCCTTTCTTGATTGAATAGATGTACGCTCTGAGCTTCTTATCTACGAATTTCTTAACTTCTCCGTTGGGTTCTATCGCCCTTGATGTGTCTAAACCTTTGGGCCATACACCAAACTTCTCCCTGTATGTGTGCGCCATTCGTCCGTCTGACCATCCGTGATACCGCTTGTAATACTGCATCATGTACCAGAAGTCCTGCTTGGATGTGCCACCCATCGTGCCATTCAGCTCTTCCATCTCTCCTGCCACCGATGAAACTTTATTCTTTTTCTCTTTTACATAGCCACAACTGTGACAAGTATCTCCGCCTGTCCAAAGCGCCCCACATTTAGGACACTTGCTACCTTCTTTGTGTTCTTTGGTTGGTTCTTTCCTAGTCTTTTCCTTGCCATCATCTAGTTCATGCACACCATTTTGATATACATCCTCCCAATCTTCCCTGAATCGTATGTAATTACCCGAATGATCTAGCCACAATGCAAAGTCTTTTCCCTCGTGACCACGCATCACCCGACCCATCTGTTGTATGTGTGAAGATAATGACTTGGAAAAAGGTCTTGCCGACACGCCTATAAGCACATCAGAGCAATCAAATCCCTTGGTTAGTATGTCAGTAGCTATCAATCCGTGGATGCCTGTATCTGGCTTTGAGAAGTCTTTAATCACCTCTTCTTTGAACTCGTCTTTATCCCTGTAACTGATAGACACAAAGTTATAGCCCTGCTCCGCAAACTTCCGTGCCAAATCGTTGCCGTGCTCTACTCCTGCACAAAATACAACTGTTTTCTTTGGGCCGCCAAATATCTCGTGGGTTTTCTTGATCCATTCCGCCACGATATCGCCTGTGATCTTCATACCTCTTGTTGTTGTCTCTGCCTGTGACCATTCACCCGCTACTTTTTTAGCCCCTTCCATGTCGATCTCTTTGGCTATGTATACCTTGAGTGGCACAAGAACTTTATCGTCCACAAGTTGCTTGGTTGTAACTGTGGATATTACATTGTCGTAAATCTTGCCTAACCCCTTGGTGAAAGGTGTAGCAGTTAGTCCGATAACTTTGACATCTGGATTATTTTTGATGAACTCAACTGTTTGATCTCTCGTCTGATGCGCCTCGTCAACGATGAGAAGTTGTAGTTCAGGTATATCTTTTCTGCGCTCTAAAGTCTGAGCTGAGCATACTTGTATGCGTTCGTAAGGACGATACCGCCAATGACCTGATTGCATTACCCCGTGGTCTATTTTGTATTTATCTAGCCTAGTGCTTGTTTGATTACACAACACAATCCTGTCTAAGATCATGGCTGCCTTGTTCATCTTTTTCTTTGTGGCATCAAGTAAGGCAATTGCCATCTCTGTTTTCCCTGCGCCTGTGGGTGCATATAGGATCTGCTTCCTATGCCCTTGGGCAAAACCCTGCCGAAGTGCCTCAAGTGTGGCACTCTGATACTCTCTCAGTTGTAACATTTAATTCTCCGCTACTAGGACATAGCCCCTAGCTTGGCTTTATATTTCTATTTGACTTAAATATCTAAAATCCTCATTCGGAATACATACACATTCTTCTGTTCGTACCTCATGGTTTCTACGCATGATCTTTGTTTCGGGTTCGCCTTTGATATTAAAGTATAAAAACAAATCATCGAACTCTACAAACATATAAGCATAAACACCATCCGCCTTACCTTTCTCTTTCATTGTCAAGAATTTCTTCTTGCTAAATTGAAAGTCTTTAAATGTACCGAACTTACAAAACCTTCGCCTGTATTCACCAATTGCTACAAGGTATCCATCTTTATATATCTCCCAATCCCAAATGCTCATCATGGGCATCGTCTCAATATCAACTCTTAAATACTCTTCAATCTGAAGTTTGGCTTTGGTTTGGTTATATGTATCTTCCTGTATTTCAAAATCTTTAAAACGATTTAATCCTTTTTCTAAAATCATAAACCATTCTTTTCCTTTAATTTAGCCTCAACTTCCAGGCACAGATCATATGAACCAAGCTTGGCCTCTGAAAACTCTTCAAGTTCTTTATCTGTCAGCCCTACCCATTCTTTATACTCAACCATTGGTACGCACTCGCTTTGATACTCTTCATCCCACTGGTTTGCTACGCATACACATCCACGCTCATAGCATCCTATATCCACCATCAAAATCTTGTCTGAATCCCAAGGTGTCTGCATCTTTTTTATTTCATTCATTCGTCTTCTCCTTTTTACAAACATAATTTGGGTAAGCTTGCATATAGCCAATTCCTTTGGATGCATCAATTGGTTGCCAAACGTAATAGTACCCATATTGAACCAATACCGCTCCTTGCTCCTCGCAAGTTTGACCACATCCTGATAAAAACAAACAAAAGAATAATACTCTCATGTGTTCTTATCCTTTAATTTAGCTTCTATTGCTTGAACAAAGTTATAAATATTAGGTACAGGGAAACCAATAAATTCTTTTTCTAATTTATCTATTTGAATTTTAGTCAACCCTGCCCATTTTTTAGTTTGTAGTGTGGTGTAGAGAGGTATCTTTGGTAGATTAACGACTGTTGGTGTTCCCCAAACAATGTGTTTTGCCCACTCAAGCTTGCGTTGTTCAACATTAATATATGCAACAGGCTCATCCTGCTCTTGTTTTGCTTCTTCGGTCATAGAATCTCCGTCTCAAGTTTCTTGATCTTTTTCTCTAGCCATTTGATCTGTTTCTTTAGCTCGTCATTCTCATTCTGATACTGATCCCGACTTAGCTTTACTGCCTTCAGCTCTATCTCCATGTCCTTGATTTGTTGGCGTAGCTCTTTGATGTGTGTCTGCGTGTGGATTGGGTCTTCAGATAAATTAACTGCCAATTGATCTACTAACTTTTGATTCTCTTCTATGAGTATCTCAAGGGCTTCGTTTGCCGTTTCAAGTTTAGATTCGTTAACCACTGGGGTTGTATCTTTTTCCTCTTTCTGTTTTGGTTTTTCTTTCTTGGCTGGTCGCTTACGCTCTCTTACTTCGCCGTCTGCCATCTTGTACTTGATTACATCAGGCTCTTTGCCCACTCTGAGCTTAGCTACAAACTGCTCAGATACATTACATATCTTGGCTATCTCCGCATTGCTATAGCCTGACCACTCGAAATGGTTAACCATGATCATCACGGCATTTGTTTTGTCTTCTATAGTCCTGGGTTTGCCGTGCTTATCGTTTGCTCCAAGGGCGTATAAGATGGCTTCTGATAGCGTTCCTGCCGTTACTTCTGCTTCTATCCCTGTGCGCTTTGCTTTCTGCGCTGCGAAGTACCTGTGAAATCCGTCTGCCAGGTAGTAATGGACACCATCGTGAAATATGCGTACTGGCGGGAACTCTGCGCCCCCAAGCATCGCTTCACAATAGGAATCTACTGTTGGCTGATCAATCTCCTTTCGTATCTGCGTCCCGCAATCTATACGAATTTTCTTTATGCTGACTATTTGCATGATATGTTCCTTTCTCTTTTGATTCAAATGTTTCACCGCATTTTGTACAGCGGTATATTTTTCTAAATATTTGTTTGACGTTTCCTTGCCTTACACCAAACTCCCTCCCCTCATATGTGTTAATTACTTCAATCATCGTACGCCCCTAAAATAAATAACACATAACAAAATACTGCCGTTATCCACAATGCACTCAAGCCCAAAACGGCAATAAGAATTAGATAATCAAGCACTTCGTTCATGCCACCCCCAGTTTATTAAGTATTTAATCCAATCTTGATCGGAGCTATGGTAGATAAACCAAGGGTCATATCTACAACCTATTTTAATTCCCGTCTTTGTTGTTATGTATGAAGTTCTCATTTGGCTTTCCTTTTAAATGATGAAGTAGATCTGCCATGTAAAGGTTGTGCTCCTTTGACCATCGCTCGATCTCTCTGACAATGTAATCGCACCCGTCCTCAAAACCTTTAATGTAATGCTTGTCATCACTGGTGTATTCCATGATTTTTCCTTATATACTGAAGTATTGATTTGGCTTCTTTTATTCTTATTAGATACTCTAACTTGCCTTTGCTTTCGTAATCACGTTTAAGCTTGGCTATTCTTGCTTTTAATATTTCTTGCATCTCATTCATTCTTGTCCCCTTGCCCTGATTTGATTTGCAATTCCGACTGCTGTGCCGTTTTGTTCGGGATAAGAAGTCAAACTTATGTGCATTGCATAGCGTTGCTTTTCAGCAATTTCTGCACACGCCTCACGTTCTTTTTCTGCTATCTTTCTAGCAAAATGAACCAACAATGTTATAAAGTTTTCGTTACGTTTTTTGTCGCTTATAGGAAATATATTCCAAGCAATGTTTATGATTTCTTCTTCAGTCATTTTGTCCCCCTTCTTAAGATTTTTCTTCATGCTTCAAAAAAACTGATCCTATAGGTTTTTCTTTATTTAATATTGCTTCTTTAATTTCCATGCAAGCCCGATTAAATCCATTTTTGTAATCTACACTTCCATCAGCCATGATTCTGTTGCAGTCTTTCTCGCATTCTTTTCTCATCCGTTGCTCCATTACTACGCAAAGCCAAACAATGCCATCTGGATCTCCAGTAACACCAAATTCTTTTGCCATTTCCAAATATTGATTTCTGTTCATTTCAATCTCCTTTTTGTGAAGTATACAATAGATTGTTCTGTAGTCAACCCATGTGTTGCATTTATCATTTCTAAGTTCCCCAAGGGTGGATAGCAGGGTATCCGATCCCTCCCCAGCGTAGCTCACTTGATTTATTCAAAGGCTAA